CTAAGCTCTGCCGTAGCTTCACCCCAACGCTCACCACATTCTTTCTCGTGTTGAGCAATGCGTTCTAGAGCCTCTAAAGCTATGTCAAGTGTTTGCGTCTGCTCTTGTTTCATGGTGTATATGCTTTGGCTGCGGTAACAGCACTGTCTATGGCAGAGAAGTCTTCTGACCCCCAATCGCCAAGAGCTTTGCCGTACTCAAGATACCCAGAGCTACGCAAAATCTTTGCCTGTTTCTCAACATTGGTCAGGTCGTTGCCATACTCATTGCTGCTGTCCAAAACGCTTTCGATAACATTTACGCTATCTAGCATGGCTGCATACATCTTGGCTTTTTCTTCGTCGGTACGGGCTACTGTTTCTTCAGACATGATGTCCTCCTTATGATTCTAGCGCGGCGACACGCGCTGTTAGTTCTTGGATTGCTTTCACTAAAGGCTCCACTAATGCGGTATGCGCCAATCTCTGTACACCATGCTCATCTTTACTCCACCCATCCCAGTCACTCACACCGGCAGCGTCCAAAGCAGTTTTTATTTCTTGAGCTACAAAACCCCATTGGGTAGTTGTTGTGTCAAAAACATTATTTTCTGCATTTTCTTCATAGAGGTGTGCAAGCTCTGCATCAGAAGAATCAAGCTCGTGATTACCTTTCCAGTTATAAATAACCGGCCTCAAATCGTTTATAAAAGACAATCCCAGCGGAAGGTTTTGAATGTTTTTCTTTAATCTCTGGTCAGAGCTATGCGCCCAATTAGGAGTTCCTACGAAGGTACTAGTAATCTTATTTGAGCTACTACCAAAAGTGACAGTGTTAGCTGCCCCAGTTACGCTTTCTCCTATCACAATCGCCTGACTTACAGTAGCTCCTGTGGTGTCCGTTCCTTTGCCAATAACCACGTTACTGGAGCCTGTGGTTATATCGTTACCTGCAAGACCACCTATAAGAGTATTATTGACTCCCGTGGTCATTGCCTTGCCAGCTTGGACTCCAACAGCGGTATTGAATTGACTTGAATTAGTAGTGCTATTTAGAGTTGCAAGTGCTTCATAACCAATAGCTACATGAGCGCCAGATGCTGTATTTGCCCCTAATGCGTCATAACCCATAGCCGTATTATTAAAGCCCGTTGTGTTTGCATCGCCCGTCAAACCACCCACAAATGTGTTTTTGGTCCCCGTGGTGACTGCTCCACCCGCTGTATAACCAACAGCAGTATTAAAAGAATTAGTTGCGGTGGTGAAATTTTGAGCAGTAAGAGCAAACGCACCTACTGCTACCGACAAACTGCCAAGCGTATCTTGTGTAAGTGCCTGATAACCTAAAGCAGTGTTGTAATCAGCATCTGTGAGAGCATCACCAGCTAACCCACCGACAAGGCTGTTGAAGGTTCCCGTGGTGACTTCGGAACCTGCGTTATACCCAACAGCAGTATTCAAACTACTCGTTGACGTAGTGAAGTTTTGAGTCTTTAAAGCTCCCGCGCCAACGGCAACACTTTGGTCACCTTGGGTATCTGAGGAGAGAGCGAGATATCCTAACGCTGCATTCGAGTCTCCTGTTGTTAGATCTTTGCCTGCTTCACCGCCAACGAGGGTGTTGATGGTTCCTACGGTGACATTTGTGCCTGCGTGATAACCGACTGCTACGTTGTAAGCATCTGTGTTTGTCGTTAAGTTTTGATCCAGTAGAGCTTCAAAACCGACTGCTACGTTCTTAGTGCCTTTGGTATCAGAGCTTAAAGCAGCGTAGCCAACAGCGACGTTGTTATTCGATGTGTTGTAGGCATCACCTGCAAGAGCGCCCACAAATGTATTTTTAACTCCCGTGGTGACTGCTACACCTGCGTCATAACCCACTGCCACGTTGTATGTGTCTGTGTTTGTCGCGGGGTTCATAGCAAACAAAGCACCGTTGCCCACCGCTACGTTTCTTGATCCGTTGACGTTTGTATAAAGAGATTCAGCACCTAAGCCTGTATTAAAATCTACGTCAGTCGCGGATGTTCCTGTGGTATGCCCAAGATAAACACTACGTTCTCCCGTAGTAATTGCGTCACCTGCTTGGTATCCAATAGCTACGTTTTTATCACCCGTAGTCAAAGCCGTACCAGCTTCATCGCCCACAACCACGTTATAGTTGCCGCCAGAGGTAATGCTGTTACCTGCGTTGACACCCACTCGGACGTTGGATGTACCTGCGGATGCGGTGATGATGTCTGCACCGTCCGCAAAGGTTACGTCTGCTGCAAAGTTTGCTGCACCGTCTACATCAATTGCATCTAAGTTTGAAGTACCGTCTACATCTAGGTCACCATTAAAATCTACATTTCCAGACGCAGATATAGTAGTAAATGCTCCTGTAGATGCAGAACTAGAGCCTACAGTAGTTCCATCTATAGCTCCACCATTGATGTCAGCAGTAGGTATAGTAGTAGTGCCTGTGAACGTAGCTCCATCTATAGGAGCTTTAGCATTAAGCTGCGTTTGAACATTAGATGTTACACCGTCTACATAGTTAAGTTCTGCTGTGGTAGCAGTAACCCCATCAAGTATATTAAGTTCAGCCGTAGTGCTTGTGACACCATCTAAAATGTTTAGCTCTGCTGCTGTACTGGTGACACCATCAAGTATGTTTAGTTCTGCGGCAGTAGATGTAACAGCAGTGCCATTAATAGACAGTGCATCTGTTTCAAGTGTGCCATCTATATCTGCATCACCAGAAATGTCAAGAGATCCTGCGTCTAGCTCCCCGGTTAAAGTAATGTTACGAAAGCTGGCTACGTCTTTGTTTGCATCTACCGTAACTACTTTACTGGCTACTACTGTGCCTACGGAAGATCCGGTGTCACTATAGTTTAGTTCAGCGGCGGTAGCTGTAACACCGTCAAGAATGTTAAGTTCTGCTGCGGTGGACGTTACGCCATCAAGAATGTTAAGTTCAGCAGCAGTAGACGTTACGCCATCAAGAATATTAAGTTCTGCTGCGGTGCTTGTGATAGCTGTGCCATTTAAATTAATAGCATCAGTGTGCACTGTACCATCAAAATAACCGTCCTTGAATTCTAGTGAACTAGTACCAAGGTCTATGTCATTATCTGTGACAGGAGCGATCACACCATTTGCAAATGTAAACTGTGCGGTGCCATCAGCAGCAAAAGCTAGAGTATCTGCTGCACTGAAGAACAAGCCTGCATTAGTGTCTCCAGTATTTGTAATTGAAGGAGCACCAGCAGAGCCATCAGGAAAAGAAACAACACCTGTAAACGTAGGATTAGCTATGTTTGCTTTAGTTGCTGACGCTGTTGCAATATTGTCGAACTCTGCATCTATCTCAGCGCCTTTGACAATCTTATTAGCATCTCCAGATACTAAAGAGTCTTTAGCTGTAAAGTTAGTTGTCTTTGAGTAATTTGTCATACTAATCTGCCTATAAGTGCCTCAGTCTTTAGTTCTTGTATTGACAAAGACCTATTGTTAATTATTGCATCTACTCCGATAGTAGCTACTGTTCCTGACCCTGTTGATTTAACCCTAGCGTCATCTACAATAATAGATGCGCTGTATTCAGAGGTAGCTACATTATACTCAGCTATTCCATACTCCGCTATGCTAGAGTTAACAATAGTTATTGATTGTTTAGCGTATGCTTCTGTGTAGTCGTAACCCCAGTTTAAGACCAAAGTAGACCCTTGTCCACCGATAACTTTAAATGTTAATTCTTTAAGTATCTTTAGCCTTGATGCATCACCGAAGGACAATGGTTGAGTATAGTACTTCATAGTGTACGGTGAAGTATCGTCTAGGTAGCCACTGTAGTCATTAATGCCCTTAGCTGTTCCTAAATACAATGTGCCATCAGATCCTCTAGTACCACAAAGAATCTTAGTAGCAGGCCATGTAGTAACACGGTTACTTCCGTCTTCTAATGTGCCTCGCATGTCAAAACAAAAGACAAGAGAACTACTAGGAAAGAACAATAGATAAAACGCATTCTCTGGGCTATACGCTGATTTAATGTTTCCAGTTTCTGCACCTGTATTAAAAATAATGTCATCACGTACATTTTTAGATACGTTACCAATAGGGTTTGACTTTTCCTGTATAGTCCTGCCCAAGCTACGTACACCTGAGTCAGATAAGAATATTAAATCTGTACCTGTGTCCTGTACACTGTCTCTAGCTACGCAGCCAATACCTGTAATAACATCAGAAAGAGCCATGCTAGCAGGAGCCGAAGCACCTGAATACAGCAGAATACTTTGCTTACCGAAGATAACTAAGAAGTTGTTAAACTCTCTTATAGCTACAATCTCATCAAAGCCTGTAGGCCACACAGTAGTTAGGTCTAAAGAACCTGATGTGCCTCCTGTCCAATCATCGCCATCAAGAGTGTCCGAAAAGTGCAAGGTATATTTATTGCCTGTTACATCTCCTGCCCATATACGACCAAAAGCAGCACAAGCCTCATTAGCGTCTGGAGCATCAGAAGATAAAACTCCTATAGTCCCTGCGCTTGTAGTGTACTCTAGTGCGTCATGGCCTCTCTGGAAAAAGTAAGCATCTCCGTTGAAGGAGATAATCTTCCAGTTGTTAGCACTAATAGTCATGCTGTTAGTAACATCAGTTAATGATGTAGTGCCTGTAAATATCTTATTGTTACCCGTAGAGAATACAATAGTAGTCCCATCTCGCTTAGTAAACTCAAAGACAGACTCTATTCCAGCACTAGATCCAAGAGGTGTAGTAGAGCTAGTCAGTTTGTTTAGCCCCTCTCTAGCACCTATCCTGCCGAACTTGTCAATAATAGCATTCTCTGCTATAGAAGCAAAGGAGGAGTCTTGAGTTACAGGAGAATCCTGAGTGTTTAACCCACGAAATCCCGGAGCACCTACATATATGCTTTTTCGTTCTTGAGCCATTAGGGTACTCTGTAAATAAATTCTTCAGGATTCTTATAGGCATCTATTGCAACAGCATCGGATAAATGCTTGTCTGCAATTAAGAAATAATCCTGTGCAGTAGTACCGCCTGTCTCACCACGCTCTCTAGCCAACAAAGCTACAGCGTTGTGTATGATAGCGTTCTTAGGTAAAACTGTAGTGTCTGTATCGCTAGATAGCTCAGCTTCTCTTGCAATTAAGTCAAAGCGCATAGAGTATACTGCGTCAGGCTTAGGATACACCTGTACCTTAGTGTCTTCATTACTGTCTATACCACTGAACGTATAGGAGTCTGGAGTACCTGTGACTTCACCAGAGATATAATATGCATTGTTAAACCAGTTAGGTGACTCATAGCGCATAAAAAAGTTTGATGTGTCATTGATAACACTATATATTTTAACACGTTCTCCGGCATTTGTCAAGCTATATTCTGTAGTATCTGCTACAGTAGGGATAGTAATAGTTGTTCGTAACGTAGACCAGTCATGTGAATCTTCTACAATACGTTTAGCATCGTTTACAAAGTCGCCTACCATCTTAGAGTAAGCTGTGTTAGCCACGGCAGATACTTCGTCTTCACGTAGTCTACGCAGTACCTCGTTAACTATTGTTAGATATTGCGTACTCATATGAATCCTCTAAATAGTCCCTGTAGTGTAGTGGGAGCCTGATACCCTGCGTACTGTGGTGCTAGCTCTAGTAGTTCAGGAGCTTGATATGTTTTTCTAAAGTCATAGTCTTCAAAGTCAGGTGGTGTGTAGCCTCCAATGCCTCCTGCTCCACCGCCCATACCGGCAAGAAGACCTAAGCCTAGTCCTGCACCAATGCCTGCACCAGCGCCTTGGCCTCTACCTGTGCCTAATCCTTCGCCAAAGCGTTCTTCACCTAAGGCTTCTCCTGCTGCCACAGCCTCTCCGTATCTAGCTTCCCCAGCAGCTACAGCCTCTGCTAAGGCGTCTGCTTGGGCTAAAGCATCTGCTTCTCTAGCAGCTTCTGCGGCTGCTGCATCTGCTTCTGCTTGCGCACGTGCTTCCGTTAAACGTGCTTCCGCTGCTTCTGCTCTAGCTTCTGCCTGTGCGACAGCTTCTCGTTCTGCTGCTTCTCTAGCTTCTGCTGCGGCCCTAGCCTCTGCTGCTTTCCTAGCTTCCTCTGCTAAACGTGCTGCTTCTGCTTGTGCTTGCCTTTGTGCTTCTGCTTGTGCTTGCCTTTGTGCTTCTGCTTGTGCTTGCCTTTGTGCTTCTGCTTGTGCTTGTGCCTGTGCTTCTGCTTGTGCTTGTGCCTGTGCTTCTGCTTCTAACCGTGCAGTAGTGTCTTCAGCAGTAGTGTCCTCTAAGATGTCTGTAGGCTCTGTAGTTGTAGTAGGCGTAGGCTCTGTTGTAGGAGCAGTAGTAGCTATAGGTGTAACTGGAGGAGCTACTGTAGGTTGTGTAGACGGTGATGTGACAGCCGCCGCTGCAAGTGCAGGAACAACACTAGAGAACAAAGAGCCTGTAATTGATCCCGGCGCACCAAATGTAGGCTGCGGTACAACAGGTGTTACAGACGCACTAGGAGCAGACGGGGAGACTACCGATGTTGCTGGTGCAGATGATGCTCCTCCTGATGCTCCACCGCCACCTCCGGGCGTCTGTGTAGGAGTCTGTGGTCTTACTGGTGTTGTCCTTACCTCTGGAATTGGAGTATCGGGAAAAGTAAAATCTATTCTACTAGGGGTATACTCAAATGGCAAAGTTTCAGTTGCAGTACCTCCAAAAATATCAGGTGCAAATGATGGGCCAGCGGACGTTATGTACTCTTGTAATACATCTTCTCGTAAATCAGTAAATGAAGGAAAGAAACCTGTAGTTCTTTCCGTAAGCCCAAAAGCAGCTAAACCTTCTGTATCTCCTCGTCTGATTAACTCTCTACGTAAAGCAGAAGAATCCATATTTTCAAAGGCGTCTGCGCCTATAGAATCAACAACTCTATACTGTATATCAGAAACATTTTGAGCAACTTCTTGAGCAACTTCAGGAGTAAAGGCTCCAATGTCAATCCCTGCAAAAGCAGAAGGATCTCCTGCTATGTCTATAATATTATTAGGAACAGTAGGATCTATAGGATCAAAAGTTAACTCTGGAGCAGTAGGGTCTATAGCACCTGCTTCAGCACCAGCTGCTCCTGAAAAAAACTCACCGCCATAAGTCATCCCCCCACTTATTGCAGCCGCTGTCAGAGCTTCCTCAAGATCAGCCCCCTGTAGTCCTGCTGTCACAGCACTGGAAAGTGCACTAGATAGAACAGCATTAGCCGTTGTTCCTGCTGCTGCAATACCTGCTGATGCTAGTGCACTACCGGCTATTGGGCCTAACGCAAAAGAAAGAGCTAATGTAGGCGCTGCTTTGACGAGGCGCTCAATAAAGTTAGGTCTGTCAACTTTTAGCGTCCTAATCTCACCATAAGAAAAAGGATCGTATACATACTCAGACCCATTAGGGCCATACCTAGTAGGAGTTACGTCGTACTTATAGTACAACGCCTGCAACATGGGGTCACGCTTATAAGCCTCTTGTAAAGCATCTTGATAGCTTAAACCCTCTACTGTCTGTAGATAAGGTATTTGTTCAGATAAAATAGGCTCTACTAGAGAATGAAACTCTGATAATTGCCTTGCTGATGATCCTGTGTATGACTCACGATTACCTCCGAACCTCCCTAAGTTCTGTTCAGTAGGCGTTATTTCATACCCATAATAATTGCTAAGGGCAGAAGCTATATCAGATGAATTTTGTAGATTACCAATGTTTGAATAAGCAGCTACAGCAGTTTCTGTAGTAGCTGGAGATCTAAAGTTTCTTAGGTAAGCAGGGGGATTTACTCTGTTAAAATATGTGTTCTGGTCAACAAATATCCTGTCGGAAGGCATCTCGCCGCCAGCTATAGTTGCTTCTCCCCCTACAATATCAAAAGCAGAAACAAGTCCGGTTTGGGTTCGGAAGATTTCTCTTAAACCAGTGTCGTAATAGCTGTCTACTCTATCAACATCATCAATTTCAAAGTAATCTGCACCAGCTACTAAAGAATTTTTATAGCTGTCTATTGCGCTGCCTAAGTTTTCATATTGATAGCTATTAAAATCACTAACAACATCATTTAATGTAGTGGTAGGCGAGCTTCTAGTAACTCGCTGGCTATTAGTAGTTCGCTGTGGGGGCGCAATGCCAACAGGTACTCGACTAAAATCTATGTCAAAAAAAGACTCTGCCACTGTTTATTTCCGTGTTTTCTCGAATGAACGCATAGCGCCTAGCCCTAACATGCCCATGAGGACAGGCATCATAGTTTCTAGAGGCACTAGAGGAATAACTATATCTATAGATACTAGAGCTAACACAAAGTTAGCAAATGGAATTGTGATGAAATTACCGAACATGCCCAGCCCACACGTCCAGCCAATAAAGGGTCTCCAGCCAGAAACAAACAAATTAGAACTAGCTGCTTCTACTTTATTGACCTCTATCTGAGCCTTCATAAGATCCTGATGATGTTCTTCCGACATCGTAGCGATCTTATGGGCAAGCATAGCCTTTTGGTCTTTATCTTCGATAAATTTGTCTAGCAAGCCTGTGACTGGCCCTATCAACTGCCCTACTAAACTCATATTAAGATACCTTAATAAAACTAGGGGCCACCGTAGCAGCCCCCAGTTAGATGGTTATTACTTAGGAACAACCAAAGTTAAACCTGACTCAGGACGCAGTACAGCAACGCCATACAGAGTATCTGAGGTGAACAGGTTAGCAAGAAACTCTTGCTTGTACTGAGTCTGAGAGCGAACACCCAGTTGCTCAGCCATTACAACTGCATCTCGCTGGAACAACAGAGCGCCCAGAGAGTCTACAGAAGAAGCAGAGTTAGCACTAGCAGTCTCAACAACAGGGCAGTTGGTGCTAACAAATACGTCAATGCCGTATAGTTGACCAATCTGACCATTGGTTACTTGACCGTTGTTTACGAAGTCTGAACTTACGTAACGATCAATACCCATAATGGTGTTGCGGACTGAAGGAGGAATAACAAAGTTACGTCCTTCCATTGGCACGTCTTGATCGTCCAGCTTCTGAATAATACCACGGAAGCCTGCATCAGTAAATACGTCAGCAGGAACAACAGTGTCAACAGCATAGGCAGTCAAGCCATTAGAGGCGTCTACAAAGAACGTACCGTCGTTATTTGCATAAGTAGTTGAAGATGTGCCTGAAGTACCAAGGCCAGTAGCCAAAGAGTGCAGGTCGGTATCAACTTGCTTAGCCAGCGCGTAACCAGCGTCTTCCGTGTAGAACTGACGCAGAGATGCCAGAGCTTGTACGTCGGTGATGTCCTCAATCAGACGAGAGTACTCAAAGTGCTTGTTGATTGAAATTTGGACTTCACTTTCCGTAGCGTTCTGTACCGTTACAGCAGTGTTCTCTGCCTTAGCGTGTGCATCACCACGGACAGGCTTAGGCACATGGATCGTGTCGCCTTTCTTGCCAGCCATAGACATCTTCTTGACAAGGTTTGCCAAGACAAGGTTCTTTTGATACGCAGCAATAATCTCGTCACTCCAGATTTCTGGAATGAAAGTAGCTGCGCTAGTGTTGTCAACAAACCCGCCAGTTGCGGGATATGTGGAATCAGTCATAATAAATATCTCCTAAGATATACTATCTGACCCGTTTTTCCGCATACGCTCTCATAATTTCTGGTTGTAGAGCAGCGTAGCGATCAGGGTCGGTTTTCATAAGGTTAATAATGTCTGCGCGTCTATAGATTTTCTTAGGTGCTGATTCAGAGCTACCACTGGCGTTACCAGTAGAAGCAGCTTTAGCTGTCTGCCTTCGAGCCTGTTGCTCAACCTGTGCAGTCTGCTGTACAATATTCTGTCGCTCTTTCCATAAGTTAAATAACTCATCAGCGGCTTCGTGATCGTACTGCTGGTCTGCCGATACAAACAGTCTAGTCCTGACTTTAGATGCTTTGATCCACTCAGCAAAGTTAGCGTCTTGTAGTATCTGCTGCATGTCAGGGTGCTTACGTTGTAGCTCTGACATTGCAGTACTGTGCTTATATTGTTGAGTGAGTGCTTCAGCTTCCTTAATCTTAGGATGGTTCTGAATTGCCCTGTCTACAGCCTTATCGGGGTCTGTAAACCAATCTACTTCTTCGACTTGTTGGGGTGCTTCTTGTTGATCTTGAGTGAGTTGAGTCTGGATATACGTATCAACAACCTTACGTAGCTCACCTACTTCAGAACTCTGTCGGCCCAATAGCTTCTCAGCTTCTTGGTGCATCTGTACAAGTTCTTCAGCGGACTTACCTCTGTATTTATCAGGTATCTCAGGTTCCTGTATTTCAGGGGTTTCCTGCTGTTCCTCTGCAAACATTTCTAGTTGTTGATCGTCTTGGTTATCCTGTTGACGCTCAGGTTCAATAATCTTAGCCATTATTAACTCCGTACCTTAGTATTGTGGAGAGCTTTATTATGAAGGTTCTCTATGAGGATTGCCTTCTCTCGTGTGCCATGTGTGATTCTCGTCTTTTGACCCATCTATCTGCGGCATCAGGGAAGTCTCC